CATTTCAACGGCTAATGTGAGTTATCTAACCGATTAGAGGTACACCGACTTTTTGCCGGGTTCGAAACTTTCACCAAGATTCTGACACACAATGCAGTGGTAGTAGAGATCTGCGCCGAAGATGTTGTCAACAACACCGTAGCGAGTCAAAAGACCAACGCGAGGAGCAAAATCATTTGGACCTACTGTCCTCTGTACCATCACGGGGATGTACGGGCAATAAATGATACCTGTGTCGTAAAACTCAGGACCCTTATAACCTAAGAGGATGTACTCGAGACGAGAACTGCGTTTGCTGTCCTCGTATTGAGCCTCAGTACGTGTATCGCGGTAAACGTTAAACCTACCACCAAGATTACCAACGCGAGCGATTCCAACAGGTTGGGTGTTCACGTTACCTTGAACTTGCATCCACTGAAACTCAGGGAGCATTTCAAGAATCGCGCAGACGCGAGGTGTAGCAACTAAGAAGTTAGCAGCACCACGACGGTTGCGGATAGCGATACGATTCGCTTCAACAATAATCTTAGCATAAAGGTCACGATTACGTTCGGCTAACCAACGGCCGTCAGCACTAACAGGACTCCAGGTGCTAACACCAGTTCCGGTTTTGTTGCCTTCAGCAGTTACGCAAACTTGAACCATCCTCATGAGCATTTCACGGTCGATTTCGGCCTGAATTTCGTACGACATAGCGTTTGTCAATTCGGTGTCGATATCGATACCATTCATGTTCTTAAGGTCTTGTTCGAGTTCAACGCTCCAACGTGCAGCGAGTCTACGAGTACCAGCTTCAACAGCGGTCTTTTCAAAAGAAACAACCATCTGTGGAATATCGCCAGTAAGTTCGTAATCCTCAAGCAGAGCAGCAACACCCTTGTCTTCATCGACGAAGGCACCAATAGCTTCTCCACCAGTAAGATCACTGGAGCTAGCTCCGGTGAAACGAGTGTCGAGAAGTTGGTATCCAGCTTCTTGCTCGTCATTATAGTCATGACGATTAGCAGATGGAACTTCAGTCTTGCCGTCAATTCCAGAGCCGAGATTGTCGGTTTCATACTTGTAACGCATAGCGAAAGCAAGTCCGACGGGTCCGCTCATGGGTTGGACGCCTACGATTTCATTAGTGATAAGTTCAGGGAATGTACGACGAATCATCGGGATCAAGATCTTGGGAAGACGGGCATCGCCTGCGGCGTAGCTGTCATTACTTCCTGGTACAGCACCACCACCAGTATTCATGGTAGCGGCTCCAAGCGCGTTGCCTCCGTACGAGTTCTCGTTCAAGCACCATGACTCTTGGTTTTCCAAGAGAATCGCGGTGTTCAAACGCGAGTGGTCGTCATCAATAGCAGCGACGTTATCGGAACTGTAGTCAAGAACTGGGGCCCACTTTTCAAGCAGTACTCCAGCGCGTTCTTGATCGATATAAGATTGTGCGGGTTTTACCTGTGACATATTCTAATATTCCTTATACATACTCAGGCCTCTAAGGGCCTCATTAAAAGTTTAAGATCTACCTAATTCCCCCATGTAAGAGTTGAATAGGTTATTATCCTGTAAATTACTAGGTTCTTGTTGCGCGATCTGAGATTCAACGCTTTCTACCACAACTTCTTTCTTCTCAACCGGGGCACGGTCACGTACCTTCTTACCGATGGTGGCTTCTTCTTTGAGTGTTTCAAGTTTCTCGACTTCACTTTTCTCAAACATATCCAATGTGTACTGGAAGTTCTCGTTAATGAAATCTGCGCTTTTTCCTGAGAGCACCTTCTCCATGTGACGTTTCTTTGCTGATGGAAGGCCATCAGTTAACTTCTCGAGCGCCAATTGCGAATCTTGTTTTTGTACAAGTTCAGCTAAAAGCCGGTTCTTTTCTTCTAAGAGATCAGCTTTCTCTTTGGCCTCATCTATTTGTTGTTTGCCGTCAATGACTGCTTCTCTGACAGATTCAGTTTGCATGGCGTTGTCAATAGATAATGATCGGCGCAATGTTTCGAGAATCGTGGCAGCGTGATTGTTTTTTGTCGCTTCCTTGATGTCTTCAGCTGGGATGTTCTTTTCAATGTAGAGATCGAGATAGTTGCTTATGTTGTCCACTAAGCTTTCCTTGAAAAGACCAGCATCGCTGTCAAGTTCGGTACGAAATTTTTCAACAAGTGATACCAATTTATGAGAATGGTTTTTGTCAATAGCTTCAACTACGCGGTGTAATTTCTTAGTATGATCAGCGTCGATGGCTTCCAATAGTTTCTCTAACTTGATGGCATGCTCCTCGTCTTGTTCAACTAGTGCCTTCTCCACTCGTAATTGCGCCAACTCTTCAGATTTGGCTTCAACTGATTCATTAAATGCTGCTTCGATCGCTTCGAACGTCTCTTCGGTCAAAACATCATCTGCTACTTTTTTCAACTGTTCTGTTATTGGGTTTTCACTCATCTCTAAAAATATTTATGTTTTTATACTGGCTTATCTTGCCCAAAAGCTTATTTTCTATAGTTTTCTTTAGATAATCGTTTGCTTCTGAGTAGTTTTTTTCACCAATTTTTTGTATAAATTTGGTTATTAGCTTTTTTTGCTGTGGGTTTTGGTTAGATTCACTCATGATTAAATTTTCTGTTTTATAGCGCTTATGAAGTCTAAGATGCTGCTCTTTATATGTTCTTCAACATCTGTACGTGGTAAATGGCTTATACCCTTCTCAAAATTTTCATATGCCTCGACGTATTGTCCATAATTGTCTAACACATATTGTTTACTCTCTAGAATACCATTGACAAAAGCTTCTCCAAAACTAGGATCTGCAACACAGTCAATAGCTACTAGACGCATGTCCTGTACCTTGTTGACATTAGACCCTTCTTCTTGTATTAATTTACCTAACGAGCGAGTGCTCATTCCAACGCTGCATCCGTCTTTAATCAACGACTTGACAATCATACCGGTTGGAGTAGACAGCACTTTGGATTTTCCAATGTATACGTTTGGGTTTCTATCACATGCTTTCAACTCAGTCACCATATGACATGCACGCTCGAGATCAACGTCAGCACTGGTAGGGTGATTCAACTCGCCAAGCGCTCTAGATGTTTTGATCATTTTCTCATTATAACGCTTAACCTCTCCGGCCATTTCTTTCTCACAGTAGATTCTACCGTTTTTATTCTCTCCACCAGCCATGGCATATGGCCCTTTGATGAAGACAGTTTGTTCACCTAAATTGTTTTTCTCTTCGATTATATACTCGAATTGTTCCGGGTCGGCTGTTTCTACTAATAGTTTCGCGTGCATTGTACTAATTATTTATCTATTTAATAAGTATTTCCACAATTATCTACAAAACAGATTAAAGTCTTTCTCAGTAACAATCTGAAATATATAATTGTTTTTCTTACACCACTCTGCTGCAGCATGCCATTTTGCTTGATTTATGCCCCAAGTCATATTTTCGTATAGTACCGTTGATTGCTTTTTATTGCCATGTCTTGTAGGTGGCTTGGTCTGCTTGTGAGGTTTTATTTCTATTAAATATTTTACAAGATTTTTACCCTCTCTTATGTGTACAACATTGTCTACAAAATATCTGTGCATCTTCCCATCAACAGGAGAGATATAAGGCAAGCATACTGATTCACTGCTCCATGACTCTACATACGGGTTACTGTCACACCATTTGAAAAATTTGAGCTCCCAGCTGCTCAGATATCTAGGATTTCCTTTGCCCTTGTATTTTTGTGAGTTAACGGGCTTGTATGTGCCTTGTCTGTATTGAGAGTATTTCTTATATGGCTTTTTCTTTTTCATTTGCCATATGGAACTGCATGCCCTTCATTCAACAGAGTGTCATTGATACTCTCGTCATCAAAATCCCTCTCGAACAACACACCGACACATCTACCATATTTTCCTTTGTCCACTGATTGTAGATAGAGTTCATAATCACTCCCCTCAATGATCTCAATCAGCCTCGCTTTAGCTGCAAGTCCTCTCTTCTTTTCATTTTTGTCCCTGGTCCGAACTTCCGGTGTATCAATTCCATGAAGACGTATCCTTTTTGATAGTTTGGTATCGAATCCTAAATCAATGTCCGCGTCAATAGTATCACCGTCAATGACTCGTGTTACTCTTATCTTGTATATATAATCCATTACCCTACGAAGAACAATGGAGGTTGACCGTCACCGAACCCTGGCACACCTTCGTATAGCGACGATTCCAGTTTTTCTTTTTCGGAGTTACCTTCACTCAACAATTCGCTAAAATTAGGAGCACCTCCAC